GTCTGATGATGATTATATACAGTATTTATTAGAAAAAATAGAGTTATTATACGAAAACATAGAAAAGGAGGGTTAACCTTGAAGATAATAAAGAACAATTGGCGAGAAATAGCAATAATATTCTTTAGTGTATGGTTTGTAAGAAACGCTATAAAAGATACGCCAAAAGAAGTAGTAGCAATAGAATGCATAGAAAGAGTAGATAATCCAACAAGAACAGAGTTTGATAATCTATCATTTAATGATGCATTTTCAGAGACATACTTAAAGCACGGAGAAGGTCATATATTTGAATGGAATGGCCAATTATTTATAACAAAAATAGCAAAATAAGGAGAAGTTATCATGATAACAATAAATCTATTAGAAAATGGAGAGTTCAATTCAAGAGAAACAGCGTCTAAAACAGTAGGCGATTTAAGAAATGAACTAGAAATACCATCAACAGCAAATGTAATGGTTGGTGGAACTATAAGGACAAATGAGTTTGAATTAACTGATGGTGCCTTAGTAGCCTACGCTAGTAATAATAAAGTAGGTGGATAGTAAATAGTAATTAATAACTTTAAATGAGAGTCAGTGACTGGTCACGCACAAGGGAATATGTCACATAAAACAGGTAGAGCTGATGGCTCTCATTTAATACAATAGCAAAAGGAGAATAGCAATGGAATATTTTAATGGATATCAAACTTGTGAAGTTGAAAAGGCTTCAGAATTAGCAAGTTTAAATCAAGAACAATCAAATATACTAGCATCAGGCCCTCAAGACGCATTCTTTGAAAGACTAGAAATCATTAACAATGAATTAAGTAATCATAACATTGAGCCAATAGATGTTACAAATGCTTGGAACTGGAAACCTGGCTCATATGATAAAATTAAAGAATATATGTATAAAAAGCTTGATTTGCATAAAAAAGCCATGAGTATAGATAAAGTAATGACTAGAGCACAAGATAAAATGAATTATATGAACTATATTCAAAGACAAGCAAAAGAGTTAGAGTATGATAAATATAAACTTAAAGAACTGGGAATACAAAGAAATATAGACCCAGAAGAGTTTAAAGAAAAATGCAAAGCATTTGTAGATAAATTAATAGATGGATGCACTAATTTATGGAAAGCTACAGAAGGAAAAGTATTAATAACACCTTATTTCCAATTAGAAGGTAGACAAAATTCATGGTTATACTATGATATAACATTAACAAATATGAATCTATCTGTATATGATGGAAGAGATGAATCCAAATTAATACAAGAAATACCTATGGAAGATATTCATATAATATTAGGTGCATCATTAAGACATGTATTAAATGGTATGAGAAATGTCAAGCTAACAACAAATGGAAGATATAAAAGTGGTTTATTAAATTTAGCACATCCATATATATCTAGTCAATCATACAGAAGTGTA